AAATTTATTAATACAATATTTTCTTTATGTGTTTTGTAGATCCTTTTTTGTGCTTTTTCTATAGTAACTACATCTTTTCGATCAAAATAGTTTCTCAATTCGTCCTCCTTTAGACAATTCCTTAATTATAATAGGTAGAAAGACAACTAAGGAAGGTTATCTTTATCAGCAAATTAGCAAAATCTGCCTATCTACCTATACTTATTTTACCACATTATAATTGATTTGTCAAGCCCTAAATCTATACATCGGCTCAAACCAGATAAATATGATAAAATTTGTCCGCTATAAGGTTATGGTTCCAGCCGTTGCGTTTGTAGCAATTCCGACGTTCCAGCTCTTCCATAGAGTTGTTGTTTGTCTTAAATCTGCTTTTTCAAAAGTTCCCGTAGTATTAGCGAGTGTATTACCTTCTAATACCAACTTCACTATTTTATTAGCAGCAGGCGAAACCAACCAGAGCACTGTATCGCTAAGCACTCTACCCCAAGGCGTATAAATATCAGCTACTTGAGGCAATCTCATTATATCTATTCCAGAGATCGTAGGAATGCTTCCAATAGAAACATACTTGGATTCTAGATCATAGCGATAATTCGCATCGTTAGGAAGCACGTTCAATAATCCGACCGCTGTTCCTAAAAGCACGGCTTTTGATCCACCGTTCCAAGCAGTAACTTGTTCTGCTAATCTAACCAAGCCTGCCTGTGTATAACCAGAAATTCTTAAACCTGTTGTTGCCGTATTAGGCAATGCAGCCATAGCAGCCGCCATCGAATGATAAACATCAATCGTCATCTGTGTTTCTATTGACTTGATGGCTTTAGTTGTAAAAGCCGCTAAACTTTCTTTCCCTGCCAAAACCCTATATAACGAAACCCCAACAGTAATAGTATGAACTTCAGGTACAATTGTTACTTGTCCATTGTATTGTTTTCTAACTTCGGCTTCGCGCTTTCCTAATGTGCCACGACTTACAACAAACAAGTCTCTTGGTTCTACATCGAAAGCTGCACTATCGCCCCAGCCAATCATTCTTACATCAGAATACATACCAATACTATCAAGAATTGAATCTGGTAAAATCATATCAATCAACGAACCAACAACGGAAAATGCCGCTGCCGCAACGTTGGGATAGAAGAACCATTCTTCAATTGGCGCTTCAGCCACAATGCCAAGATTGGCGCGTTTTATGATCTCTTCTCTAAGCGCCCTGTTAACCATGGCTTCTTTTTCATCTAAGCTATAATCAAGATTATATCGTCCTTCTATGTGATTGGTGTGATACCAATAATCTAAATAAGCTCTTGCTAAAGTTTCATTTTTTAGGGATTTAGTTGAGAAGCTAATTAATTTATCTACTGTATTTCTCATATTTTCTCTCCTTTATCCTTAGTTATCCAAACATACAAGTTTGTATGCAGTTACGCGCTGATTGTTAATAGCGCCAGTACCTATCGAAAAATAGGTTGTTGCCAAATATTGCCATGACATTCTACTGCCAGTTGCAGCGGTATCTGACCAATATAGCGTATATACGCTACTTCCAGAGTGTGCATAAACATTCGAACTAAACGTATTTACGAAGCAATCCGCACTTAATTCTATAACATCGCCAGCCTGTGGCTTAAAGGCACTAAATACATTGCCTCCAATATTATAAAAATTACGTGGATCGTCATTTAGCCCAGCATACTGCAAACTTCCATCAACTGTTATGTTAGCTGAATCCTGATTAGCCATCCATAAACCGTCCATGTTAGAACCGGTTGTGCTGGGGGCTGTAACATCCCAGACCTCTGAATAGCCAGATGAGCCAGATGAGTTATATACATTTTGTGTGTCTAGTCTAAAAACATTTCCATTATCTATATCTACTGAACTAGCAGTTACAGAATATCTGTTATATGCTACAACATCATTGGCTACGCAAGATTTTTGTAATAAAATTCCTTGTGTCATATTTTTTTCCTCCTTTAATTATTTTAATTCATCCCAAAAAGATTTTTTGGTTGTGTCAATATCTTCCCATGGAAGCCCATATTTATTCTTTTTAGAACTTTTGTCTTCCTGTTTAATTGCATATGTAAAGGCTTGTGCCTTACAATCGTTTTTCCATCCATTGATTGTTTCCAAGTCATATTCTACAGACTTTTCTCGCATCTCTTCAATAACCTTTGCAGGAATTTCAACATTATCTTGCAATTCTTTTAATGCGGCATTAACTTCGAATTCAAATCTTTCTTTTTCGATTTTATCTTTAAAATCTTGTAATTGTTCATTCGTTGAAACAAATTCTTTGTTTGAATCAAACAAATTTTTTGTTTTTAAATATAACGAATTTATAATTACAGAAAAATCTTTGTCTTTATCTTCTTTTTCGAATTCGGCTTTAAGAATGTCGCTAGCTTCTTCTTCATCTTCAAATAATGCTACGAGTGCTTCAATATCAATATTGTCATTTACTGACATAATAATATCTTCGCTTCCCGCAACTTTATATTCGCTTTTTGTTACTTCTTCTTTTTTATCCAAATATATTTTTCCAACTTCTTCGTCAACAGTATATTCGGCTCTATATTCTTTTTTATCTTCATGATCGCGTATGTAAGCATATTTTTCATCAACAGCCTCTACCCAATATTTAGCGAATTTTTGTTCGCCATATACATGGTCGGCTAAAGAACTGTTAAGTATTTCAACGGTCTGTAAAGATAATAAAGAAATGTTATCTTCCTCTTTAATTTTCACGTTATTTTTATCCTCCTTTTCTATTTTTTGATTTTTTACGGTCTTGTCAATATCAACGTCTTCTGTCTTCAAATCTTCTTTTACATCTAAATCTTCTTCAGAAGAAAAATCATTATCTTCTTTTTTAACCCAGCTACCATCTACTACTTTATGCGTTTTCTTAAAGTTGGCAATAGCAATTGCCCATCCATTTTTATCCTCATCAACGCCAATAGCATCGGCTTGTGCGGAAATAGAATTGGCTTGCCCAAGTGTAATTGGTGGCTCAATGCCCTTTAAAGCATCATTTATTTCTTCTAAATTTTTATAAGGCATAATATCCTCTCCTTCAAAATAAGTTAGATTCTTTTCATCATCTTCTTCTAACAAATTTGCAATATGTTTTGACCATTCATATCCTTCGTTTCCTCCATATAACATAAAAATAATATAAGAATCCGATGGTAAATCTTCATCTATGTCATCAAAATTTTTACCAGAAAATACCTTGTGTATATGGCGTATTTTTGAAGCATTAGTAATGTCTTTTTTAATTAGGTGACGAGCCAGCGCTAATGCAACAGGATTCCCACCTCTCCCAAATTCTTTATATAGGTCTAAACCCTTTTGCACATTAATTTTCACGCTATTTGGAATTGAAAAATCAATTGTTTCATATTTAGAAGAAAATTCTAAATCATAATCATGTTTATATAAAGCATTTTGTTTAGCAAAAGATAAAACATTAAGTTTTGCGCCTGGAGATGCCTCCGAAATGCCTTTTCCAAGCAAGCAAATACCCATATAGGAAAAATCTTTCATCTCAAAAATATCAGATTCCATTTCCCAGTAATCTAATAGTATCATTTCAACGCTAACTTTTGTTTCACCGTCTTCTTTTTTTAAAATTCGAACAACTTCAGAAGCATAGTTTTTCCAGATTTTTGCAGAAACCATTAGCCCCAATCGACCGTCATCAAGTTTTATAAAATTTGCACTATCTGCGACTACAAACCCTGCAATCAAAGTATCTTTGGGAAGAGCATGTGTTCCAAAATCGTCTCTATAGGCATCCACATTATAAATTATAGGAACATCATAAATAGTTGGTGCAGTTTTTTTCAACGTTTCTTCCGAGCAAAACAATTCGTGTAAATTAATCCCAGAACTAAACGCTTGTATTTCAACGGTCATAAATCTAGAATCTGGATTTTCTTCTTTTATTTCTGCGAATTTTACCTCAAAACTTAGTCGTTTTTCATTTTTTTTATTCAATTTTTTACTCTACCTCCTTCCAAAGACAATCATATCTTTAAAATCGCGCTATAATTTTTAGCCATAAAGGAAGATTTTGTAAAGATTCTCTCAATAGCGAATTATCTGTAAAATAATATTTCTTTTCATCTATTCCTAAAATTGGAAATCCCAACTCATATACAAGATAATTTGCTACTAACTTGTTGCATTTATATTTTCGTTTTATAAAGCATGGGTTTACAAACATATATATCTCCCTTCATAACTAAAAATGTATTTTGTAAATATTACCAAACAATCCAGTTATATACATCGTTTGTCGAAATAACGTATCCAGAACTAGCCGACGTAATAACCAAATTGCTCCCGCTGTTTATGACTTTGAAATCATCAATATTTGAACCAGATACAAAACCATCCACAATAAATCCTGCAATACCAGTAGTTCCTGTAAGTAAATCTATTGCACTTCCGTCAACATCTGCTAAAGTTGCTACTTGGCATCCAGTTACAACCGTACCCACCGAACTTTCCAATGCTTGTATAGAGCCACTATTTGCATAAGCAATTGCTTGCACCTCTTCAACCACCGTTCCTAATTCTGCTCTCTGCGAAGCCACATTCATTGTATCAATTTGTGCTGCTTCCGCAACAGTTATATCACTCGCTGTCATATTCGTTCCTCCTTATTTTTTATATATAATGTCCGATAAACTTTTTCATTCTTCATGAAAACATAATTTAGACCTGTTCTTTCTTTTCAATATTAGAACCACTATCTTTTGTATCTGTTGATTTTAATTCACTGTCAGTCTTCTCTGGTCTGCCACCATCTTTCCCGCTCATTTGAGCGCCAGGGACTATAGGAGTAAGATTATCTACAAATTTAGATGCTCTTGCTTCATCAAGTTGTCTTTGAAACTCAAAAGGATTCATCCCTAAACTTGCAGCTATCTTTTGAGGAAGTACAATTCCTTGAGCCATAAGTTTCATTTGATCGTCCATTCTTTTAACTTGCTCATTATAAAAATTTGTACCTTCAAATCTAACTTTAAATTTGAAATTCTTTGTCAATTTATTTACTTGATAATTTATAAATTTTTCGAAATCTGGATAAAGTGCCTTCATTTGATTTTCATCAACATTAAGAGATAATTGAGTTTCAATAGAATTCTGCTTTACGTCTGATGTAAATAAAAGATTCGTATTTGTTCCAGAAGAAGCCAACGCAGTTTTTACATAAGAACTATATAGTTCATTATCAGCAGTAAAATCTATTCCTTGTACGTTAGTCAAAGGCACAGCGGCAGTCTTAATCACTGAACCAATAGCCGCTTTTACTAAAGCGAGAAATTCGCCTAAATTTTTAGCAGATATACTAAATTGATCTTTATTTGAACCCTGTGTTGTTTTATTCAATAAAGGTATTTCGCCAATAACTAATTTGGCGGCATTAGCCATATTTATATCTTTTTGCAATGTTCTCATCGTTGGTTGTTCTAATAAATCTAGAAATAAACCACTATATAAAGGGAGTCTGGTTGCCATAGACATATTCATTTTCCAAGCCCAACCTGCGGATGGAGGAATATCTTGCCAATCTACATAAGAACTACCTCCTCGATAAAGCGGATCGCTTGGGGGCCTATATATTCCTGCCGTATTTTTCTTGTTTTGTAAAGAATTATATTTTTCTTTAAAAAACACAGGATAAAAGTCTAAATCAACTCCTGGCTGCATAAACCAATACATGTTTAAAGAGAATAACAATCCATAATCCCACCGACCAGTAATTAAAGTCCAATTAACTGAATTAGGTAATTCTTGTAAAACATATTGATCTCCATCAAATCTAGGCGCACAGAAAAATGTATCATTTCTGATCATTTCTTGAACAGCTATTTTAAATTCTCGACGATAATCAAATTTATCTAAAAATTCTTTCAATATATCTAAATCTTTACTATATTTTGCACTTGTATAATCAGAATATTTCGCATTTATACAATCATAAGTTAAGTCAAAAGCCAATATATTCGATTTATACTCCAAGAGGGTCTTATAAATTTGCGAAACAACCTCAAAATCTTGTGAAAAAGATTGTAGTTTTTCTTCACTACTTTTTGGGTTTTTTAAAGCGGCTACTATGTCTTTTTCTGTTGCTCTAGAAGGATTTAGAGTTATATCTTGCATCCTTGCATTTATCATATGAGGCGAAAGATATGTTTGGCCAGTTAGCCCCATAGAACTTTGAGCAAAATTTAAAACATATTCAACATCTTCTTTTGACAGAAGTATATCTTCTTGATCTTCTTCTAATGGCAATGCATCATCTTGTTTTTTCTTCAAAGTCATTCTCCTTTCATGCAGATATCTTTAAATCTTTCGTCAAAATTAATTCAATGTTGTCAAAATCCCAATAAGGAATTTCTATTAGTTTTATATTATTTTTTTTACAATAATTTCGTTTAATTTGATCGTGTAACTGTTGTTTATTAAATCCATTATTTTTATTGAAAAAATCAACAACTTCATAGTGTTGCTTGCCATTATATTCTATTGCGATTTTTTTATTTTCAAGATAAAAATCAAAATATAAACATCTTTTGTTTTGACAATACTTAAGAAAATGCTCATATTTATATTCAATTTTATTTGAGTCTAAAAAAGACATTACTTGCGATTCACCCTTTGATTTCTTGCATTTCGGACAATAGTGTCCATGGTAAATAGAATCCCACGTATCCATCCAAACATAATCACAAATATTGCATCTTGTTTCTATTATTTTTTCTGTCACGCTAAAAGCATTTCCCTCAATTTGCAAAGGAACATTATTCAATACAATCCATATTCTTGCATTATGTATCGAATGAGGATTATTTCTGCCAAATTTAGCTAAACCAATCCTTCCTTTTTTATTAATGGTTTTTAAGTTGGTATAAGAAACAAAATATTTAAATCCCTTTTTGTCAACAACATTCATTTTTGAATCATGTCGAAAATTTTTATTGTCTAAAATATGGTATCCTCTAATTTCAAAAAATCTTTTGACATACTCAAAACTTATAATTCTAGTATTTGCTCCCTTTTGAGAAGAACATTTTTTACAACAATGATGTTTGCTTCGAATAAAACACGAGAAGTTTGTTCTCCATATATTCCCACAAGAACACCTTATATCTACAGGTATAAGGACGCTATTCGCCTGTTTTCCCTCCAAAAGACATCCAAACTTTTCAATTTCACCCTTTATATATTTGTGCGTATATTTTTTTTTCATATTTTTCATATTTTTAATGTTTTTAATTTTGTCAATTTTATAAACTTAAACAGCCTGTACTAAATTCATCATTTCTCTGGAACTATCATAATCGCATTCTTTTAAAAGTTCTTGATCTAGAATAGATGCATAATGTGTTCCATATAATAAACTACTGAAACGATCTTTCCGATTCCCTGGACTTTCAGCTAATTTAATGTTTCCAATACTTACCGACATTGCCAGGTTGATACACTCATTTATCAATAATGATGTTTGAACATATGGTGCTAAAAACCAACTTTTTGCCGATGGATCATTTTGATCTAAAAATTCTTTTTGATACGAAGATTTTATTAAATAATCTTCAGCAGACATTTCATCTACTAAAAATCTAAACATTCTTTTTTGTAGTTTATCTCTCATTTGTACTGCCATAAGAGAATTTAACTTTACGGTTGCAGAAATAGGATATATGTTTTGAATTGCTCCTACTCCTAAAGTACGATTAGATAATTCTTCATAATTATCATTGCTAATTGTTGCATCTTGGACAATTGTCCACGCAGGCCATTCTGTTCCACTTTCGGGATCGGTAGTAATTTGCCCCAACTGATCGTACATGGGAAGTCCCCCACCACCTGTTCCAACATCCAAAACTAATATATCAGCATCAAAAGCATAATATAATTGTTTAATGCGTATGCTTTGTGAAATTGAATCGACACCGGAAAAAGTCTCCACATAAACTAAATCTATTGTATATCCCATGCGAGTGGGCATTAATCTCAAACAACTAGAAGCAGACAAATCATTACTTTTACCAGCTTTTTGAGCAACATCACAAGATATAAGTCTTATTTCGCCATCTACTTTTTTAATGTTATAAGGATTTTTTTTGAAATTATACGTTTCTGCCCTTTGAGGATAAAATGCCTTTTTTATTGTTCGGGCTCTGTCAAACATCTGTAACTTAAAATAAGCATCCGAATTTTCCCCATAAGGAATATTCCAAATTTCTTCTAATGCTGTTATTTCATCCATTTTGGACACTTCGTTTTTAACTTGTCTTACAGTCTTGATATTGTGCCTAATTGCTACATTTATATCTATGGCAATAAATCCACTTTTATCGCCTTTTAACATATTTATAATATTTTTCTTTGTTTCATCAAACCACCAAAGGTATTTCCTATATGCACTTGAAATAAATATTTCTTTTGGTTCTTCCCCCAAATGTGCATATTTTGAATTTTTAAGATACGGAGTTTGTCTAATATAAGCAAATGGTCTAATAACTGCGTCTAAAACGGCCTTATCAATTAATCTGAACTCTTCGTATAAAATAAATGTTGCTCTTTTTCCGCGGCTGGAATCCCGACTAGCAACAATTCTGATTACGCTTCCGTTGAAAAAATCCACCTGCCATTTATTCATATTATCGGTAAGCTTTTTGATCTCTCTGGCAAGATTTGGATAATCATTTTGAAAACTCTTGATTTTATCGCTTACAATAATGCCAGCTTGTTGTTTTGTGCTACTTACAACAACTATTTCACTATTGGGATAAAGTACAGCTATAGCACAAGCAAATACGCCTATCAACCAAGTTTTACCAACTACTCGACTACAAATAGCTACAAATGAGTCGTTGGTAGACATTAAATACACCCATATTCTTTGATAGGGATGCAAATGAATTCCAAAATAATGATCTATAAAAATATGTATATTTCTTCGATAAAAAGTTGTCCAATCAATAATATTCTCGCGTTTTATTGCACTTACTTCAACTTCTTTTACGATTGATTTAGATTTTTTAAAAATATCTTGACCTTCATTATTTCTTTTTTTTTGATTTTTAAAATTCTTATAAGAAGGCATCGAAATTTACTCTCCTTCTTCTGTGTCTAACATCATTCCAATTGATTCCAGTTCCACTGTATTAAAATCTCGCGAACCAGTAATAAAGTTTTTTATAGACCTAATAATATCTTTTTTATCTTCCGCCATATTATCCATGTCTTTATATTTTTCTTGATCTTCCCACCATTCAGCGGGAGTCAAGTTTTCAATGTCTTTAATCCATGAACCGTATCTATCTTTAAATCTATTTGCATCGGCGGCATTTTGAAGAGCAGGAGTTAAATTACTATTTTTCATTATTTCTTGTAATTGCTTTACTAAATTACTAGTAGATTTTCCTTCTATTCGAGCTTTGCGTATTTCATTTTGTTTATGGCAGATCTCTCTGACGAGAACTTCTTCGCCTTGAGTATTACACTTGGTTGTTTCTTTCCACTTAGCAAACTCAGATTCTAAATATTCATAGTCTTCTATATCTAATTTTCCTTTACCCCATGAGTTTTTATAATATTCTTTATCGAGAATAATATCAATCGGAAAAGATTCAATGACATTCAAAGAAGGTTCGACAAAAGTTAAATCTTCACTAACATCTTTACTTCCTATTTGAGTTTTTTGTATAGCAATCAGCTTAGATTTATAAAGACCAAAAATATTATCGATATCAGTACCACTTTCTGCACTAGTTTTTATATGTTGTTTTGCACTTTCAATAGCTTTTTCATCATATTGTACGTTAAGCAGTCGACACATTCGTAATAAAGTTTTTTCAATTGTATGTTCTGTAAGAAAAAAGGAATCATAAATATCGAGAACGCATTCCTTGCAAATAGACATTAAATTATTGCTATCTAAAAACATATCAGTTGCTTTATAAAAATGATATGAAGCCTTTGTTTCCTGACATTTTCTACAATAATATTTTGGCGTAGTATCAGTTTTTTGCCTGCTTTTTGCCATAATTCAACCTCTATATTTTTTTAAATTAAAATAGGCTATTTATTAAAACAGCCTATTGAAATATTGTAATTGTGTACTTGCTTTTTATTTTATTTACTATTAATCAGTAGGGATTTCCTTTTGTCTTTATTGAGCAAATTGGTTTTTCGCCTTGAAATACATTTACAATCTTGGCATCGAACCGATTCCCACTTTCCCGCAGGAGTATAATAAAACCCTTCCTGTTTTAAATTTGTACTTCCGCATACAGGACACTGATTATCTTCAATTGTATTGTATAATGCAACATTGAAGTTTCTAATATATGGTCTTATACGATAAAATAATTCTTCTGTTGAAAAAATATCTCCCTCATTATATTCCAACATGGTTTGTAGCGCATTTAAATCACCATCACTACATCTTCGCCAAAGAGAAAATCCATCATTTTCTATTTTATTTCTTATTCCCAATTTTTGATTGATATATTTTAATTTATTCGAAACAAATTTAAAATTTTGTCTGGCTATCGATAATGTATCAATAATCTTGAATTTTAGTGGAGGCAAATCATAAAGTAAAAAAGCTGAATTAATTAGTTTACTATCAAATCGAACAAAATTATGTCCTACTACTACATCACATTGATTAAGAAAGTTCCAAATAGATTGTGTTATTCTTTTAGCATTTCGATCCACCGCCTCTTAGGGAGTCAAAACGTCTGAAAACATCTCTGATTCATTTAAAAATTTACCAGCCCAAGAAAGCACGCACGTGGAAGAAATTATTTGATCAATACTTATATTTTGATCATAAAGTCCCCACGCATAAACTATTGACGGTAAAGTTTCTATATCAACTACGCCTACTTTTGGACCATCATAATGTTTTAAATTCTGATTTTTGCCTAATAACCCCATACTTTTACGAGCATTTTTAAATGCCCATCTCAAATTTTCACCACTCTTGTAACCATATTTTTCTGCCAATTCTCCCCAAAAAGGGTTTTTCCCCCTGTTCAATTTTTTTTGTTTTAAACAATCTAAATAAATATA